ATGAAAAACTCAAGGATTTTAAAAGTGTTATTTAGTAAAAGTGGCTCAGGCTCTACTACTACAAAAATAACTCTACCAATAACATGGATTAAAGAAATGGGAATTGATGAAGAAAATCGAGAAGTCGAGGTCACTTTTGAAGGCAATAAAATAACTATGCAAAAGAAAAGCCTAGATTAAAACTCTAGGCTTTTCTTTATTCTAAATTACTGCTTTAAAACGTATTTAAAAAGTCGATTATGTATAGTTCTGCAATAAAATCCTATTCAACATATAATATATAATATATAAAACTAGATACAACCAATGTTATTATTCCAAATACAAGCCCATAACCTAAGCTTCTCTTTTTTTTAGCAGAAAGATAACTCGCTATTATAGTAGCTATAATTGGCAACATAATACTAATAATATCATTACGAGAAAACATTAATAATTAACCACCTTATACAAATGATACGTAACTTTATTTCCAGGTAATTTTGTCTCTCTTATTTTAAATATTTTACCTGTTTTAGCACCAGGAAGAGCTTTATTTATCATAGCAGCTATAGAGTTAACCACTACCCTTCCTAAACCTGGAAGGTATAAAGTTATAAAACCTACTACGGCAGTGGTTCCACCTGTCCTTAAAACATCTATTGTTTTTTTTGTTAAATAGATATCGTACCCATTCTTCACTTTGACGATTTTATTTTTCTTTGTTGCTGCTTTTGCAGATCTATACATACGTTTATCTTCTAGCTTATCTTCTGACTGGTGATAAATTTTAAGAATATCTTCTGAAACACCTTGCTCTCTAAGTAAAGCTTCAAGTTCTTCATCAGTAAAAGATATTTCTGTTCCTATTGGAATATTATCTTCATATTCAGAATCAATATAAATTTGATCTTCATTAATATTTACTTGCTCGTATTCATCTGCACTTATAGCAAACGAATTTGTAACAAACGTAGTTGCTATTAAAAATGATGCCATCGTTAAAGAAATAAATTTCTTTGCTTTTTTATTCATTTTTATTACCTCTTCTTTCTTGTTATGTGCAATAATGCATATGTAATTTTAATATTTAAGTAATAATCTCAGGAATACCTTTTTAGTCCTTAGATATCACTCATTCTAAATATTATTATATAAATCTTTGTAAATCTACAAAAAAACATAACTGGTCATTTAAATGACATAACTGGTCATTTTTTTACCATAACTGGCAAATTTGAACAAAGGCACTCTAAACAAAAAATAGAGTAGCTATTACACTACTCTACTCTTATTTACTCTTTACATTCATATGGTAACTTATCTTCTCTAATACCTTTTAAAACAGCTTGTCTTAATGAGCCTCGATCATTCGGCATATACTCAACTGTAGCAACTAAGGTAGGCTCTATCCATACAGCATCTTCGTTTCCAGAAGGTACTTCTTAATTGGAATAAAATGTTATATAAAAAAATAATTGTCTTTATGCTATAATAAAAGTATATAAAAATGTTAAATTTTGGAAGGTTGTGATTAAAATTAGTGAAGAACTTGATGCTTTAGGTGCTACTGGAAAAATTTTAGCAGTAGCACCAGAGCTTTATGATGATGTAGTTCAGCCTACAGCTAAAGAAACAGGTAAAACAATAAGCATTATCCCTAAAGCTATAAATGCAGCGCTAGTTCCATTAAGACAATGGATATCTTATAAGGAGTATAATTTGGCTAAGACTGAAAAACTTCTCGCTTATAAATTAGAAAATCTTTCACCCGAGAAAATTGTTTCACCAGAACCTTATGTCGCGGTTCCTGCATTACAAGCTATTTCATACTCTATGAATAATGATGAACTTAGAAATCTTTATGCAAATTTAATTGCAAAATCAATGAACCTAGATACTAAAGATACTGTTCACCCTGCTTTTGTTGAGATAGTAAAACAACTATCTCCACTTGATGCTATTTTATTAAAAAAACTTGCAGATACAGGTGTGGCAAGGTTTGGAATTGTAAAGGCAAGGGTGCAAGAATCAGCATCTGATGAATCAGGTATAGATTGGGTCAAACATATAATTAATCCTATATATGGGATGAACCTGTCAAATGTTGTACAGTATCAGGTATCTCTAGAAAATCTACAAAGACTAGAACTTATTAATATTACTTATGATAGATTTTTATCATCAAATTCAGAGTATGTTGATATTGAAAATAGTGATATCATTACTTATTGTAAAGCGAAGTCTTCTTCTGTACATGAAATGTACTCATATTTTAAATGTAATAGAGGACATTTAAGCATTACAAACTTAGGGAATTCATTTAACAACATATGTATTAGGGAATAGTTTGAATTGCATTATATACTCAAAGCTTAAATTAATATAAACTATGGGGTAGCGTTTTGCTACCCTTGTTTACTATCTACATATATTTTTTACCTTCCAACCACCCAACAACCAATCTATATGTCTCTTTAAAATCATTACCAACAAACTTAGTCACATTGTCTGGGAACTTCTCTAAACCCTTAGATGCTCCTCCACCTATAGCGTAAGCATTTCTACACATGTAACTCTTGTAGTCTACTATATCTACTATAATTGAATTAGGGAGAAATTCCTTCATTATAATAGCTACTGCCTTGTCTCTATCTCCACTATATATTATTGCATTTTCATATGTCTGCGGAACTGGCGGAGTTGCAACATCTTCGCCTATCTTAACATCAAATAGCCCCTCTACAATTGCCTTCGCCATACTTTTAGCATCATACAATTTTATATCGTCCAAATCATCAAGGAAGCAACATTCAATAAGTAACATTTTCTTTTTAGTTTTTCTTATAACTGCTTTACCGCTTCCATCTTTTAGTTTTCTATTTTTAAATCCTAGTCTTTCTATGCTATTGCATATTCTATCTGCCTCTGGGTTACTAGTTTTAGGATTATAGACAAGTACTTCTACTCCTGTTGTACGACCATTTCCTCTTTCATCTTTTGCCCCACTATTAAAATGTATACTTAAATTTATATCTGCATTTACTTCATTATGCTTGGCCACTAATTTATTTAATATATCATTTTGACTTGTACCATTGTCTACAGTACAATCATATATTTTATCTACATAGGGCTTTGCGTATTCCTTTATATATTTAACTACTAATCTATCTTGTGTACTTTCCTTTGTAATAATGGTATTAGATCCGTTATATACAACACCAACTGCACCAGAACCGGGTTTACCATCTAAACCATGTCCACCGTGTATTGCTAAGCTGTTAAATTTAATCATATGCTATTCCTCCTTATCTCTTAATTGTTCTAAAGCGTTTTGTATCTGAACAGGCACTTTAATACCTATTTGACTGCAATTTTCTAATATGCTAAGCCCCTCATTTGCTATATAAAAATAGCACACAAGCGTTCTAAATATCCATGTGCCATTACCTATTAACCTATCTAAGCAAACCGCAACTATTAATACTACAAATATTGCACTCTTCTTAGCTAATCCTCTAAAACCAGTTTTACTGTTTAAGTTGTTATTAACCTTGCCTTTTAACAGCCCTAGTATATAATCTAAGGACATAAACATTACCAATACTATTATTGCTATATCCCATGTTCCAAGTACCCATGTTAAGCCAGTTCCTATAACACCTATAGCGGTGCTTATTTTCTCTGAATAAACATTCATATATCAATCTCCAATCACTGTTTTGAAAAAAATATATAAGAGGCTGTCTCAAAATTGATAAGACTTTAATCAAGTTTTGAGAATATCTTATTTTTTGTTCTTATATATCATTTTTTATTTTTATTAGTAAATAAATTAGTTATTTTTATAAAATTTGAATGCAATACAGTTGTAGTTCTGACTGTAATTATTAAAATATCTCATAAAACACACACATCCCCTAATTTTATAAAGATTATATTTTTAGTATTATAAATATAATTTTTAGTATACTGTGAGATATTAGCATTTAATTCTCACAATATTAATATATGAACATCTCCCTTAAATGCGTCATAATAAAACAATATTCTACAAAAATTTCGCTTTTTATAGCTTCTTTAAGTAAGCATGTACCATCAATAAAACACATTTTCAACAGGAATTTCATCATAATCTATTAAAATTCCAACCAATTTGTAAATAAATCTTCGATACAAAGGGGATGCCTCAATTTTTTTTTGAGACATCCCCTTTCTTTAGATATACTTAATGCCAGTATCTTATTCATCATTTTTATCCTCTTCCTCATTTTGTTTTGCCTTTAAAGACTGATAACTCAAATAGATTCCAGTCGCAATTAATACTTGTCCACTTCCTAATAATAATCCACCGATAACATCACTTGGATAATGTACACCTAAATATACACGTGAACAAATAATCATCATAACCAAAACAGCAGCAAGAGAAACAGTCAAGTATTTCTTCCATGTTTTTTTAATAAATAATAAAGCTAATACAATTAATGCTCCATAAAGCACAGTTGAGCTAGAAGCATGTCCACTTGGAAAACTAAATCCTGTTTCTGGAATTAATTTAAACATCGGTCTTTCTCTTCTAAAAATTAACTTAAATAAATACGGAATGGCACCTCCACAAACCATCACCGTGCCACTAAGCCAAATAGCAGCGTTTTTTTCTTTTGACAACCACAATACACCTGATACTACAGCTGTTACCATTACAATCAAACCAATAGATCCGAACGATGTTATAATCTTAAAGAAACTTGTATTAAAATCAGTAATTGATAAACGTAAAACCTGATCTCCAAAATTATCAAATGCTTCTAACCATCCAGCATTCAAATTAACACCTATCCCTAAAATTAAAAATGAAACTATTAGCACAGCTCCACATATAAAATAAAAACGTCTTTTAGTTATTTTCTGTATCATCATAATACATCCGAACTTATTATAAAAAATCTATTTTTAACTCTTTTAATATATCATTTTTTGTCGATTTAATCATTAACATAACATTAAAATCTTTTCATAATACTAATAGTTTAAAAATCTAAAATATGAAATACTCAATGTGCAAGAAAATATCCATACCTACTCCAACTAATGCCTACAGTAAACCAATAAAAGGGAAAAGAACTCTACTTTGTATAGTCCTTGCTCGTTATTTCCTTATATTCTGTTTCTGTATTTAACTTATATCGCTTTCAAATTTTCTATTTCTTGTTTTAAAATTTCTATTTCTAAAATAGCTTGTTTCAAAGCTGCACCTATTGCAGTTGCATGTGCATATTCATTTAGAGTATAATGCTCTTCTATTTTTTCTACTATTAAATCACCGACATTGTTATTTTCACTATCTTGTGCAATTATACCTATATTTTTATTAGATTTATTTGAATCAATTAAATTATACGTTGCTGGTCTATATACATTTTTCATATAATCGTAGCAATCTTTTAGTGTTAATTTAGAGCCTTTATCTTCTAGATAATGTATGTTTTCTTTTTTATTTCTGTCTGATGTAACATTTATACTATTTTTAAAGTACCCGTTTGTGAAAGGAATATCTGCGGTACCAATTTGAGTTGCATCATTAGAACTACTTCCACTTAAAGTTATTTGATACTTACCATCTTTTGACTCACCCGATAAACCTAATACCGGATCAGATGAGCTTGAACCAAATCTAAAATTTATATATGATTTACCTGAAATATTTTTGTTACACGCAATAACAAGTGCATTACTCATTGCTTTTAGAATATTGGAGGAAAGAGCATTATAAGCTATTAAATTGCTAGTTACGATATCATTAATATATCTACCGCCTATTTCATCCCCAATATTTAATTTTACATCTCTTGAGTTCGGTCTAACTGTTATGGTTTTACTAGTATTTGAATTATGATATATGTCAAACACAGATGTTAGCTCTGGATTATCAGGGTTTACAAAGTTGATTTTTTGGTCAGCTCCTTCAAATGTAACTTGATTTACTGAGCCGCCAGAACCTCCGCCACCCTCGCCTTTTAAAGATTCTAGCCACTCAGACTCAGTACCTTCAAATCCGTTTTCTTTTGCTATTTCATATGCTGATTTACCATCAGGACCACTTAACTCACCATAATTTAACCACCCTGTAGAACTCCATATATACAGTTCTTTACCAACTATATAACAATCACCAAAGTTATCATCATTCAAATTAGTGGGAAGTTGTTCTAATGATTCAAAAACATCTATAATATCTAAATCCTTCCCGACATCTCCTTTTTCACCCTGTAGCCCCTGAATTCCTTGATCTCCTTTTGGTCCTTGTATTCCTTGAATACCCTGTTCTCCTCTTTCACCTTTTTCGCCTTGTGCTCCTTGCTCTCCCTTATCACCTTTGTACGTTCCAGCATCTTTAAAATCTTTAGTATTTTCTGAGAATACATAAATATGGCCATTAATTAAATAACTATCACCAATCATAGCGGTTCCTTTTAATTCTTCTAATTCTTCAACTGATGTAAGGACATCTTTTATATTAAATGACTTGCCATCTTCCCCGTCTTTTCCATCTATGCCATCTTTGCCGTCTGCGCCATCTTTACCGTTAAACTGTTCGGGATTAGATGCCCAACCTTCAACTACTTTTCTTGCATCTTCGATCTTCTTATAATCTATAACAATGTTGGTGCCTGCTGATGCTCCTGTAAATATACTTTTACCTATATCAATAGCAAAAATTGGCGATTGTAAAGTTCCTGAAGAATCGAACAATTTGACTTGCGCTTCATGTTTTCCGTATTCGCTTAATTGGTCAGAGTTCAATGACACTTCAAACAAACCTTCTTTTGCATTAAGAATAGTTCCATTCGCAAATACACCCTTACTTCCTACAGCTACAACTAGTTGCAAACTTAATCCTGATACGTCTCTAATTGCACCGCCTGTATCTAATATTTGAAATTCATATACTCTACTGTTGGAATCGTATTGGACTGCAAAACAATCCTGTATAAAACCCTCCCCCATTTTAATTTGATATTTGTGTCTTCCGAATTCTTTTAACATGTTATTAAACCCTTTCTATTAATAATATAAAAAAGCGAGATCCATTTTATAGTCTCACTTTTTCGTTAGTATAAATATATAGCTTAACCTTTTAAACCCCTTAGAATAGCATCTATTAAGTCAACTTTTATAAGTTAAGCAATTCCTCTATTTTTTCCAATCTCGTTTCTAGTTCTATTATCTTTTTATCTTTTTCTTCGCTTTTTGTAATTTCTTCTTTTAAAGCCCCTGCTATAACCGAAATAAAAGCATACTGGTTTATATGTTCATAACCGTCATGTTTTGTAATTATTGTATCTCTCAATTTCTCATTTTTTATATTTTGTGTAATGGGTGAAACTTGAGATTTATCATTATCTTTAAAATTGTAAGTTGCTAAATTCATTGTTTTGATAAAATCATACAAATCACTGTATTTTATATCTTTATCAACCGAACTATCTGTTTTTCTCAACACGTCACTATGTTCTAAAAATTTAATATTCTCTTTTAAACGTGAGTCAGATCCAACATAATTACCTTGTGAATAAAAGTTTCCATCTGTATATATGTGGCTATTTGCATGAATTGACCCTTTTACTCGCAATTCACCGTACATTGTTGTTTCCCCAACTCTACCATTGGTAGATTTATAAGAGTCCACCGCTAAATATATACCATCGGTACCATAAAAAGCAATTCCTCTACTATGAATTAATAAATATATATACCTATTAACTTTAATCCTTATCGCATCTTCCCCGTTGTAAAGATTAGCATCTATGCTCGGAGCATCGTTCTCTCCTGGCTCATATCCTGGAACTAAAATTATCCTCTTATTAGTACCTCCATAAATCATATCTGTAGTTATTTCAGGTATAGTCATGCCGCCGTATTTATCCCATGTGATACGATTGTCTGGGTATCTACCTATAAAACCACTACCGTCTACTCCAAAGTGAGAAGTTATAACGCCATTATATAATCCTGTTATACCTCCATAGTATGTAATTAATTGACTCATCTTCCTGTTTAGCTTTAAGCCTCTCCCCTATATAAATTCCTGTTTTGCTGCCATTGATACCACTCCCACTAAATAATTCAGGAGTATATACATACTCTCCACTAATTTGTGTAGCATTATCATTCCATGCTTTAAGTGCCGAAGGTAATTCGGCCAGACTTCCATCTTTACCGGGTATCCCTTGTGGTCCCTGTTCGCCTTTAAGTTCTTCTTTCAAATCTCCTGTTAAAGTCTCACTATCAATTGCGCCTGTTCCAAACTGCATAAGTCCAGAATCTAAATCTAGATTAAAGTTTTTACCATCAATTGTACCGGCTCTAATTATATTAGCATTTAATATTCCTGAAGTTATGAAATCCGCCACAATACTACCATCATTAGTCATGGCCAAGCCGTATGGTCCATTAATACCAGTACTTGAATATCCTAAGCCGTTTTTATTCCATTGCCAAACATTTTTAGCAGTACCTTCGTCTTCTGTATCCATTATTAAGATTCTATCTGGATGAATTCTTACAAACCCACCAAAACCATTATTTATTAATTCAGTTGCATTATTTTTGGCAAGATCAAGCATACTTCCCTCAACATCATCAACCTTGCCATGCAAGTCATTTAACTTTCCAACAATGTCAGTAAAGCTCTTTTGATAGTTACCTAATTCTATTTCAGTATATTTCCTTTTTAATGGATTATATTTATAACTAATAACTCTAGCTGTAATATCTAAATTTTCGTCTTCATGTATAACCTTTACAGAATCCCCTAAATATACTTTTTCAAGGACTTGTATGTTTTTATATTCCTCAGTACTAGATAATTCTACAAAGTCAACTTTATAATTTGCCTGTGGAATATCAATATGATTTTCTTCATATTCTCTTCTAGCTGCTTCTCTTAACAACTGGTATGCCTCGTCTATTGGAACAGCCCCTTCATCTATACTAGAATTTTCATCATCCTCTTTAATAGCTTTGATGTCTCCGTATTCAATGATTCGTATTTTCGGATGTGGATAATAATTTATGTTTTCACTATCAACATATTTTTCAGGTAATAATAGTCCATCAAAACCTTTTGGCATAATCTTTGTAGCAATCTGAGTATAATCAATATCTGCTTCATAACCGATTAGATTTTTCTTATATCTTATCTGAGTCCCTCTATTAGTCCCTAATCTTTTGCGCATTGTGATATTGTAACTATCTCTTTCAATCTCCCCACCCCATCTAGAAATGAATGTATTATCTTGAGAACTATCTAGTATTGCTTGAACAACGTTATATCTTACAATTCTACAATTAGCAGTTTTATTAATATCAGAGAACATTTTAAATGGGTGTGAGTATTGAGTTCCGTTACTTATTTTTTCAATAGCGTTAGTGCCTGAGTGAGTAACAATATTAATATCCTCTATTAAGTTGTCAGCTAAGTCATAAAAAATATGATATGCTGTAACATTATAAAATCCAAGTTCTTTATTAATCTTGGATATCCTAAAGGGTTGATCTTCATTTTTAGGAGTGTATGCTGTTATTATATTTTCTTCTTCTAAATGTTTAGTACAAAATATAGGGTATTTAAAAGTTAGTGAATAAATACCATTTAAGACCTCATACACTTCAGGATCAACAATATAATCATCGAGTATCTGGAGTCCATTATTATTGAATTCTTTTTCAAATTTATTAAATACTTTAATCATAGATATCTCTCCCTTGTCATGTATTCAAGTGTACAGTTGCCTAATGTAATATTATTTTCTTCTGGGTTTAACACTGGAAAATCACCTTGCATCTGTGATAACATATTTAAACTACCTCTTGTACACGTAAAGGTTTCTGAGTCGATTTCTACATAATCACTAACACCCTTTATGTCTACTCTCTTATTATTTAAGGTGAAATAAATATTCCCTTTTCCTGTTAATTTAAAGTATGGTCTACTCTCATAGGTCCCTAAGTTCAATATTTTATTTCCTTGTAAAGCGTTAATAATCTCACCATTATTAGAATAAATAAATGGATCACAATTAAATTTAACCGTAAATTTTCCATAACAATCTATCTCATTTTCTATGTCATCTATTTCTACATTTTTAACTTTATAGAAATACTCATAATCATCAGAAAAACATATCTTCTTTGCATTAAGTAACCACGCCTTAATTTGTCTAAGACGTGGTTTTAATATATCTTCTAGTATATTTAGTTCTACCTCTATATCTATATTTGAATATCCTTTTTTTCTTGTTAAAGATCCATCTCGACCATCAACTTCAATTCCCTCTACTCTCATTTTGGGAGTAGGTATATTGGGTCTTTCATATATAGACAAGCTGTATTCTATTGAACTTTTTCCGTCTACAATTAAATGTAGCATAATCTACCCCCTTCCTACTGCATAATTAGTTTCAAATCCTTTGTTTCCAAGCCATTTATCTACTTTATTAATAAGTTTGTTTCCATCTGCATCATTAGTTATAGTGTTATACATAACGATATGAGCATAATTTTGATTATTTGCATAAGATTCCATTTGTTTACTCATATCCATTTGACTGGCTAAGGCTTTTGCAAATGGTTGCATATGACTTCCCTCTAAAGGAAGAACTGCCTCTTTTCCGGCTTCGCCAACCCCTATAACAGATGCTCCACCGAATATACCACCTTTTTTATACCAGTTAACATTGAAACCTGATGGATACTCATATGTCTGACCGAATACTGTAGCCTGTGACTTCTTTAAGCTGAAGTGTGGTAATTTGGGCATTGTTGGTGAAGGTATTTTAAGTTTCAAGTTACTGAAGAAGTTCTTCAATTTATTCATCTTATCAACTATCCAATCATAAGCATTTTTAATAGGTCTCATCATGAACTCCTTGACTTGTTGCCATGCTTTTGATGTATGACTCTTTATCTTATCCCAAGCATTACTGATGTTCTGTGAAAGAGTTTGTGCTGTGTTTGATACTTGGTCTTTTGCTTGATTCATATTAGAAGTGGCTGTCTGCTTAATATTCTCATAAGATTCTTTTGTCTTGCCTCTTATCTTATCCCACTTGTCAGATATGTTTTGCCTAATAGATTCAACAACTGGTGCTAGTGCTTCCTTAGTTTGATTTATCTTTTGCCCAACTTCATCTTTAACCTTTGTCCAAGCTTCACCAGTTTTCTGTTTGATAGTATCCCACTTCTGTGATATGTTTGTAGCTATCTCTTGTGCTTTTGTTGTAACATGATTCCAAGTCTTTGTCATGTTGTCTACTACATGTTGCTTAACTACTCCCCATGCTTCACTTGTTTTCTGTTTTACAACTTCCCACTTCTCACTTATAGCTGTTCCTATCTCCTGTGCCTTAGATACAACTGCATCCTTTGCATCAGTAATAGGTTTAACTATATGCTCCTTTATTTGTTCCCAAGCTTTACCAGCAAGAATCTTGATACCATCCCAAGCTATCCCAAGTCCCATCTTAACCAACAAGAAGATACCTTCAAGGATAGAACTGATTAAAGACATTGGAACCTCTATAACCTTCTTAATGTTCTCCCAAGCATTGGAAGCCATTATCTTTATACCTTCCCAAACATCATTAAGCACATACTTAGTGTCTTCCCAGTTTTGTTTCAACCAATCCCCAACTGGCTCTGAAACTGTCTTGATTGCATCTGAAACTCCTGTCCATATCTCTGAAGCCTTATCCTTTGTTGCTGTCCATGTGTCTGCAATTGCATAACCTACACCACCCCAGAAGTTTCTAGTATGGTCTTCAAATGCTGTCCACTTTTTCTTTATTACTCCTGTGATATCATTCCACTTAGATGTTGCACCCTCTTTAACTCCATCCCACGCACCACCAACAGTGTCTTTGATTCCACCCCATATTTCCTTGGCTGAATCAGAGATAGCTGTCCAAGTCTTAGAGAAGAACTCTTTTATCTCGTCCCAATGTTTATAGATCTCATATCCTATGAAAATAATAGCACCTATGGCTCCAAGAATAGCTAAGGACCTCAGGCTTACTATACCGCTAATTGCACCCCATGCTGAACTAGTTACCCCTTTTAACTTAGTAAAAGCCGTTCCAACTTTGGTAACGCCTCCAGGTATTTTACTAACAGATTAAAATACTTTACTTAGTCCATTTATGGCTGGGGTAACAGCTGTTGCACCCTTGAAAGCAACAGCCCATGCTCCGGTGAGTGTTCCAAGTACACCAAGTAAGCTACCAATTACTGTAAGTACTGGTCCAATAGCTATTACGATCCCACCTATAACCAAGATTAACTTTTGTGTTTCTGGACTAGCTTCAGCAAATTTTTTAGCTAGATCGGCTATTACTTGTAAGAATGGTTGCGCTGCATCAAAGGCTTTATTCATAGCTTCCATAAGTGGGCCACCAATATCAACAGCAATATCCATTAATTTGTTTTTTAAAGTTTTGAGTTGCCCTTCAAACGATTCATATCTCTTTTCTGCTTCTTCAGTTAATGCAGTATTTTCTTTCCACCCATCGGCTGATGTTTTAAGCGATTTACTTAATAATTCTCCAGCCCCAGATAGTCTTAACATTGTATCTACTTCTTGAGTTGATGTAATGCCCATCTTCTTTAAAGCACCTGTGACATCTTCTCCTGATTCTTTTGCTTTCCCTAAACCTTTTACAAATTCTACTAAAGCACCAGCAGCATCTTCCTTCCAAGCTTTTTGGAATTCACTCGAACTCATACCAGCTGTTTTTGCAAACTTTTCTAGATTACCTCCACCACTCATAACATCAGAGTTTATTTTCTGCATAACACGAGACATACTTCCGCCCCCGGCTTCAGCATTTATTCCGAGAGAACTCATAGCAGCTGAAATACCTATGATGTCAGCCTCACTCATGTTTGCTTGTTTTCCTGTACCAGCAAGTCTAAGCGACATTGCGACAATATCAGCTTCAGTTGTTTTTGAATCATTTCCAAGTGCAACGATACTTGATGCTAGATTACTAAAGCTCTTTTGCGGCATGTCGGTGATCGCTGCTAATTTAGCAAGAGACATTGCAGCTTCTTCGCTAGATAGATTTGTAGCTACACCCATATCTACCATTACCCTTGTAAAGCCAAGTACATTTTCAGTTTCAATACCTAGCTGTCCAGCCGCTTCAGCAACCGCTGAGATTTCGGTAGTACTTGCTGGAATTTCTTTGGCCATATCTCTTATACCTTTTTCAAGATCTTTATAAGATATTATAGTTTTCCCGTTAGCGTCTACAACTTCGTCCACTGTTTTCTTTACACCAGTAAACGCACTATCAAAATCCGAAGCAGCCTTAATTGCTCCACCACCTAGTGCTACCAATGGTAGTGATACATGCGTTGTAAGTGTTTTTCCGACACCTTTTAATTTATCACCTGCAGCTAGTAGTTTATCTGAAGCTTGTTTGACTTTATTACCAGCATCAGCATACTCATTCGCAAAATCCTGCGCTGCAATTCTAGCATCTAATAGTTCCTGTTCAAGTTTATTTACTTCTTCTGAACTTTCTCCATACTCAGACTTAGCTAACTCAAGTTGTTTTTCAAGGTTCTCCACTTGTTTAGCTGAATTCTCCATAGCCTTTTGTAAGTACTCTTGTCTAGCTTTCAATTGATCAGAGGCACTTGCATTATTACCAAGACTTTTAACTTGAAGTTCATACTCTTTACTTAATTTTTCCGAGGTGTTTTTTAGTTGTTCCTCTTCTGATTTCAGTTCTTTTAACTTATTTTTTCTTTGCTCTGAAATCTCATTTGCCCTTTGTTGTTCAGCTGTAAGTTGGCTTTGTTTTTGTTTTGCATCCTCAAGCTTTACATTAGTTTCAGTTATAGCATTTTTTAATTGTTCCTCATTCTTTTGTGCAACTAGAAGTTTGTCTCCCCATTTTCTTGCTTCCTCTGAGTTTTCACCCATTGTTCTCTTAGCGTTTTCAAAAGCCTGCGCAGTAGCTTCAGTTTTCTGTTTAGCAAGTTCATATTGTTTTTCAAGTTTAGATATTTCAGCTTCAAGTTTTTGCGTATCTGTAGATGTGTTTTTCATCTGTTCTCGTTGTACTGCAAAAGATTTATTTAAAGTTGAAATAGCTTTATTTATACTAGATATCTCAGAATTAAACTGTTTGTTTACTAAAGTATATTGAACTTTAATTTCAGGATTTGCCATATTTCTCACCTTCTTTCGATTTTAGACATAAAAAAAAGAAGGACTGGTTATCCTTCTTTTACTCATCACTGCTATTTCTCCAGCTTTCTATTGCTATTTTATTAATCATCAGTCTATTTAATCTTGATATTGGTATATCCCAAATATCGGTACCTAAGTTGAAAAAATATGCGTATATCGAATAACTATCTTCAACACAATTTATTTCGAGTTTTGGTACTTTTTTTTCGACTTATTTTTAGATTTAGTTGATTGTTGGAAATTCTGCGCTAATTGCGGCTTAGATTTTATATTTCCCGATAATATTTCCATAATTATTTCCATACAAAGTTCTATATCAATTGGAATTTTGCTGTCAAATTCTTCTTTGCTCATACCATTTGGATTAGCGTTTAAATATGCTATATACGGAGCATTTAGCATATCAGTATCACTTATTCCCTTAATAGCATCAGATGGGACACCACTGCTAGTTACTATCCCCATCATTGCTGATAATATATTTTTTGAGAAATATCCTTGCTCCTGAGCTTTTAAAAAGGCATTAAGAGTAATGCCTGTATCAATTTTTACTTCTTGTCCATCATTTAAAGTTATATATTTAATCATATTATTCCCCCACTTTCGCTTCTCTTATCTTTTCTGGATCAAATTTAGTGTGCCATTCATTAACTATAGTTTCATCTAGTTCAGACTTAAATGCTTCATAGTGATAATTTTTATATTTATCAGGTAATACTTTAAATTCTAATTCTATCTCAGCAACTTCATCTTCTCCGCTTTTTATTTTTAATTCAAGCCCACTTGCTATCGTAACTACAGGATATGCCATCATTAATGTGTCTGTTTCCCATAAGTCATATTCATCAAATGTTAGTGTGCCTTTCTTACCTTTGGAATTTGCACCATAAGAATATACTCCGGCTTTTAAACCGTCTGTGCTTATTCCAAATACATTCCTTAACATTTCCCTAGTGATATGACCTACATATTTTAGTGACATTTCTTCTATCATACTTTTTGTATCTACGATTGTACCTTCGGCAACTTTATTAATCTCCTTAGTTTTTGCTGACACTTCAAGCTCACCAGTATCCCCAAATTTCTTGGCTGCTGTTTCACCCTCAAATAACATATTCGCATTTGTAACTTTGTATATTGAGAATTGTTCGTCTCTCTTAACTCCACTCATAATTATTCCTCCTATATTTGTATTTTTAGTTGTTCTTCTATAACTTTCATAATATCGTTAAACATTTTATCTTCTTTTGATTTCAAACCTCTTTCAAAGAATTGTTGTGCAACTAAATTGTGTTTCCCAATACCTTGATCCGGGAAAAATAGATATCCAAATTTACCTTTAGTTGTAACTTCAAAACTAAGGTTAGATGTATTTGTTTTTAATGAACCTGATTCTTTTGCATGTGCCTTATTTCTATTTGAAATTGGTGTAAAATCAATTACTGATTTCATAACCTCTTTGCTACCTTTTATGTGCAAATACTCATTTAATTTTGGCTCTAAGTTTATAGTACTTTTCTTTAATGCTTCTTCCAACTTCTTTGAGTTATCATAACCTAAATCATACCTTATCCCCATTAACTCACCCTATCTATATGATGAAATACAAAAGTAACCATCTTAGCTTCAACATCTAAATTATTAATTTTACCATGATCTAGTTCCGTCCTATCAAAGAATAGAGCATGTTTTTTACACATTTCTATTATTTCAATCTGATCAATTGTCGATTGATCTCTTGTAAAAAAAGACAAATAGAAATTAGTTAAGTATTGAGTTGTCCCAGTTTGAGCCTTTGTTATTTCTCCATCATCATTATAAATAAAAAAGGACGGGTTCTTTTCGACCTCGTCCTTTCTAATATCCATAGCAAAAGTAGGATACATATTATTTAGATTGTTTATTAATTTTCCAAGTTCTTTAATCATCTAGCGACCTCTTTCTAGCCAAATATAAATACATGTACTTACGTTCGTTATCATAATCGATTTTGACTATGTCAAAGTAATCTTCATCTATTTTAACTATGTGTGACTCTTCAATATTTTTTACGTAATAAGCTTTAACTTTTATATCAAGTTTATTACTTATCCCATAATATTGTTTGAAATCCATTTCTCTTATAGATTTATATCTAAAATGAAGTCTACCTTCATCATTTAATATTGATTTAGGATTCTTTCCTAAACTGTCTCTTTTTGTTTCTTTTGTTCCATAAAATAGTAATCCCGAATTTAATTCCTCACCATTGTTTCTATTGAATCGCATTTTGTATTTGAAGATTAAGAATATCAGATCTGAAATTCTGTTCAAAATATGCAACAGAGCCATTCCAAGCATACCTACAATATTCTTTTAATAATCTAGAGGCAAGGGGATTTGTATCAAAATCAATATCCCCTACTCGTGAAGTTATAAATGCTTCACCTTCCTCAATTATTTCTTCTATTTCCTCATTATCGTAATCCCAAGTGATGTTGAGTCTACGTTTAATTTTTTCTAACATTCGTTAATAAAATTCGGGTTTGTATAAATTTTTGCATAAAAAAATAACCTCCTTAAGGTTACCACTTGATTTTTATTCTCCTGTTTTTTCTTCTTCAACTCCTAGTTTTGATATATCAAATGTTAGGAATGATTTTGCTTCTATCGGTTTCCCATGTCCTGCCATCTTAGTGATATAAATTCTCTCATCTTCTAAGAAGTGATATTCGTCTGAGAATTGTATTATTGAATTAAAGCCTATCCCCATAAAGTAATCTTCAGGTACACAAGCTATCATCTTACCTTCTGGTACGTATACAGATTGTACAATATCAGCCGCTATCGGTAGTTTATTAAATACATAATTACCGTTTAGATCCTGTACAGTTGTTTGTGGGAATATTTTTTCCCAATAATCACCAGGATTACATACTAGTATTATACCTTGAACAGTCTTTACTTTTCCGTCTACTAAAGGCTTCATAACAAGTTTACCAAGTGTAACTGGTTTTAAATCTGGAAGAACCGTAGCAGTTCTTTCTGGATATCCTGTTGTTGAGTTAAAAGATTTTGTTATATCTTTTAACATTCCAACTGGCTGATTTACTCCATTTCCTTCTATTATGGCTTTTTCAAGTCCGATAGCTATTGATTCTTGTAATATTGCTCTTACAAACTTATCTAACCACACAGGACCAAGATTTAACATATCCTTAGATAGCGGAACAAATGCAGATAACTTGTTTAATTGAGTATCTATAACTTCAAAGCTGTTGTCTAGTTTCTTAGTTATTTCACTGCCTAGTTTTCCCCAAACAGCACCTTCAGCCTCTGCTTTTCTTGCAAGCCATCTTGATATCCCTGTTGTATTAACTAACTGTATTTTAGTTAGTATAGGATGTTGTGCTTCCAAGTCCTTAAATATCCTATCAATTATAGTTACTGGCATTAGCTCTTCCTTGCCTTTAAATCCACCATCTGATAAAACCTCATTGTAATACTTGGTTTCAGCAGTTGTCAGTACTCTTAAACCTCTTTCATTTAATACGTTTTGATCTCTCAATTGTTCATCAGTTATTTTCTTTGCTTCAGCTATTACATTAGCTTCTATAATCTTTGTAGCTTCTAGCTGATATTTTACAAAATCCTCTTCGTTTTCAGCTCCTATTGCTTTAGCAAATAGTTCTTCTACACCTAGTTCTAAATCTTTATTTTTCATATTATTTTATTTCCTTTCTAAATTTATTTAGTATATTTGTTTTAGCTTCTTCAGGCTTTTTATACTTATTTAAAATACTAGCCTTGATATTTAATTCTTGTTTTTGTTGAGGTTCTTGTTTGTATACACTATTAGCAAAGCCTAATGTAACACACTCTTCAGATGTTAAATAACTCTCATCATCTAAAAGTTGAATTAACTCTTCTTCTGTCCCTACAAATTTATCCATGTAACTTTGCCTTACAGATGAGTTTATTTTATCTAACTTGTCAGCCTCAGCCCTTAATTCATTAGCGTTACCAGCTGTCCATGTCCAAGCATTATGTACCATCATCATAGCGTTGTTTGGCATTATTATCTCATCAGCTCCCATAGCTATTATGGATGCAGCACTTGCAGCTATCGAATCAATATATGCTACTACTTTACCTTCATAATTCTTTAATTGGTTACATATTGCTATTCCAGCAAAAGCATCTCCGCCATAACTATTTATATGTAGGTTAATTTGTTTACCTTCGGCTTTTTTTAATTTGTCTTGCACTTGCTGAGGGCAAGTATATTCATCATCGTCATACCAAGCTAGTTTTTCATTTATAATAGGACCATATAAAAGAAAATCGACCTCATTTTCAGATTTCTCAACCACTTCACATTTTACCGGTATTTTTTTAGTTTTCATTATTACCTTCACCACCTTTCAAATAATCTGATATCTCTTGATAGTTCTTGGTTATCATGTACATATTAGCCCAATCCTCTCGTATTTCTTCTTCTCTTAGCATATCTCTAACCCAGTTTGCATTAATAGATCCAATTCTATATAAAGCCTCTGCACTAGAAGCAAGTTTTGTAGGGTCATAGCCTTTAATTTTATTTGTTTTAACTTTTAGTTTTGAACCTTCTAATATAGCTTTTTTACCATATAATTTTCTGTTGCCTTCGTCTTCAATTAAAGATGCCAAAGGATTTATACAAAAGGTTATAAAGTTGTCTGTCATAGCTTCTACATCCGCTACATCACCCTTTAGAAGTCCTCTCGGTATATTAAAAGCATCAGCGCAAATATTAATAATATCATCAAATAACTTTCTGATATCATCTGTAGTTTGGCCATTTAACTTTTTAGCAGCTCCATTATCAGACGTGGAGTTACCTTCAACAATCTCGAGTCCGTCTTCAATAGGTGTGACTGAATCACTCTCACTAAAATACCCCTTTATTCTATTCTTAAAAATATCATCTAGCTTAGTATCGTATTCTGAAATTCCTGTTTCTGAGTCCACATTTTTTTTAAACTGCTCAAACATTGTATTTATTTTTAAAAATAGTTTTTTACTATTATTTCTATTGTAATTTTTGATTGAGCTTGTAATAAGTTTCCCATAACTACTATAAAGATTGTCTATGTAAGTTTTAACACTAGTATTGTTTATTTTAAGCCTTAATACTTCGCTCTCTTTAAAAGCCTTTTTAAATGTACAATCACCTACAGTTACATTTGTATATATATTTTCATAATTAGCAAGTTCTTTTAAATCGTAATTATCTGCAACTAAAAAATCCTCACTATTGTTTTTAATTATCAAACAACCTTGAGGATTAATAATCATATTAAATACTACGGAATTCCAAAAATCTGAAGCATTTTGATTTTTATTTGGTTCAATATTAAATTTATACCAAATATCACCTTTAAATCTTTCATTACTTTTATATGTTTCAAAAGTGCATTGAATTAAAGCATTAGCTATCTTATTCATACATATAGCAAGTGCATATTCCTTATAACATACCTCTGCATTTAAGGTATATATTTTATCAGACAACTTATATTTTCCGGGTGGAAGTGTTATTCTATTAAATAAACTATCTAAAATTCCCATTTTATCACCTTCTTTCTTAGTAAGTATAAGTTTTTAATGATGAATTATATGTAAATGTATTTATTGAAATTTGCTCTCTTAGAGTCATAGCATGAACAAATGCCATAAACCCATCTGTTTTTCGTCTTTGTGGTTCTATTTTTTCATATGTTTTGTTACCCTTACTATTCGTAACTACTTTTACATTATTTGTATACCATCTCATCATCATATCATCACCAAAAACGATATTATGATTAGCAAAACCTTGCTCAATTACAGGAGCTAATTTACCATGTGTAATAGGACCATTTCTTACTGTTTCGATTGGTAATCCTTTTTCTTCAAAATCTTTTCTAAGAATAGCAGCTCTATAATCATCACAGCCTATATTTATAAGTCTATAATTATTTTCTTGTATCTCTTTTAAAAACCATTCTGATATATATTCTTCGTTCATTGTATTACCTGGTATGATTGTAACAAAGCCTTTTTCTTTAGCCACATCTATATCAATCTTATATTCAGCTAATCTCAAACTTTCAGCAACTATAAAGGTATGGTGTTTAAAGTAATATTTATTGTCTTTCTTAAATAATAGCCCAACTCCTATAAAGTCCCTTACACTTGCATAGTCTATACCACCTACACATTCACAACCATTAAAATCAGGTATCTCTTGATTTGTTGCTTTAATCTCTTCCCAATTTGCAACGGCTGTAGTGATATCTTCAATCTGCCAGTTTAGCCTTTTTAATAAAAACTCCATCTTCATTTGAGGATTTTTTAAAGCTTTTTTATAATCTCTTTTATAAGCTCTTTTTAACTCAGGCAAATAAGGTAACATTGGATTAGCTTTTATCCAACACTCTTCATCCTCCCATTCCTCGTATTTATTTACTTTGGCCATAAATGGAAATAGTGTTGTATTTATATCAAGCTCATTTAAAACCCTTTTACCATCTTCTTTCATATCATCAAGAACTGAACCTCTAACATTACCATCAGTTGTGATATAAATAATTCTAGCATCTTTTATTTTTCCGAGTGCAGATGTAAATACTTTTATATTTTCATAATCTTCGTACGCATGTATTTCGTCAAATACCACCGCTCCCGGTCTTAAACCATCTTTAGTTTTTGCATTTGATGTATGAAATGCAATTTCTGATTTTGTTCGCTTAAATTCAATAAGCTCTTTTGTTATGTTATATGCTTTCTCAAGTTTTGCATTGCCTTTTACAGTTTCATATATGTCATAAAAACTAGTTTTTGCCTGTTTTTCACTTGTTGCAACCATATCTACATTATATTTATTAATTCCATTTTTATTTGAGGTTGCTCCAAATGTAAAGTCAGATATCCATGAATTTTTACCAAAACCTCTACCGCATAAAATAAATATTTCATCGAAACATACTCCACCATCATCAAAATAAATGTAAGGTACAGAATGTAAAAATTTCTGAACTGGTGTTAATTTGTATGGTCGATATTTTTCAATTAATTCAATAATTCCATTTACTTTTTTTATATCTACATATATGTTTTGTTTTTCAAATTTTAGTTTTAAAAGTTTAGTTAGTTGTTTTATTTCATCACTAATTTTATACTTTGTTGAATCAACTATTTCAAACCAATCTGTGATATATGGACAGTTTATTTTTTCGTATAACTTCTCTTTAGATATCACATCCATCATCTGCCTTGACTTTATCCGTTGTTATATTTAACTTATCTAATAAAATAAGCATTTGTTTATTCATCTGCATTAATTGGTTTACGGCATCATTTTTCTTTACGCCTCGTTCGCTATCAAACATGACTCCATATTCTTCAACATTTTGTTCTAGTGCGATAGTAGTATCCCACATTTTCATATATCTTTGAACTAGATCGGCAAAAGGTTCTTTGTATTGCCCTCTTTCATCTAGTTGCTCTATTAGTGCATTTTCTATTCTTTCTCTTGTTTCAGTAATTTCATTTTCCTTCTTGGCAGCCATAATTTCACCTCCATCGCGCGCGCATGATAAAAATATTTATTTATATTTAAAAAGCCCCCCTCCCCGTTGCTAGGTTCCCCAAATAAACTTCCATTTGATTTAACCCGGGGGAGTATGTTCATTACCATCGTTCTAAATTTTCAAATTTACTTTTATTTTTATGTAATCTATCATGTCTCTTGTTATGACAATCCTTACATAAACATATTAAGTTTCCTAAATCAAGGAATAGATCAGGTCTAACCTTCTTGTCTACTATGTGATGTACTTCCTTAGCATGACTAAACTTACCAATACTCTTACAGTCTTGGCACTCATTGTTATCTCTCTTCAGTGCAGCCCTACGAAGTATCTTCCATTCCTTTAACTGATAAGGTCTATAGTTCTTATGAATACTAAGGAAAGACTTAATCTTTATTAGTAAGTCTGGTGTCATTAAGTTCATTGAATCACCTACCTTTCATTAGTAATCTTTATGATTCTTTATAATTAATTCCTGAATCATATTAGATATATGTACATTTATTTCATCAGCTTGTTCTTTAGTTAGCTGGTTACCTTTATAATATAGTGTTACTGCTTCAGCTACATTGTTGCAAAAGTAATAATATGAAAATGTATCTTCAGTAAAGTTCTTAAAACATCCTTGTATTATAATGGCTGCTATTTCCTTACTTGTCTTATCTTTAAATATATTTACTTGGTTTGTTTTAATCATTCTATACTTAATACCTCCTTTGTATGTCAGACTTATTTTTATTGTACTTCCTTTCCACTTTAGGACTCTTAGGTATCTTCCTCATTCCGTTGCTTAAATATCTTAGTTCCTTGTTAGACAACTTTTGCAGTATTATCGTATTGTTATTGGATTAAACATCACCCCCCCTCGGTATTTTTTCGTAGTAAAAAACACCTATAAAAATAGGTGTTTTAAATTTATGTATACTATCCTCTTTTTGGAGTATTTACAGTTCCAATTTTAAATCATTTTAACATCCTTTTTTAGGATTACATTTTCCTAAAACAACCTTATTATAATCTGTTTCAGTTCTACAAGGTTCTATATTCCACGGGTTTTTAAATTTCACAAGATAAGCATGACATTTATACTGCATTTCCATTGATTTCGTGTTTTTCCACCTCTTATCTCCTGAATGGTTACGTTTTATTATTCCCCAGCTTTCTGTTACAGCCGCTGCATAAGCAGATTTACTTGTTATATTTAAGAAATTTTTCGTTGGTGATATACTTAATGAGATCAACCCATCTCTATTTATCCATTTTATCCAATTAAAATATTTCCCCTTTATTATGTTTGCTCTGGAATTAACATTAAACATTGTCCCTTCGTTTAATTCTTGTAAATGTTTAGATTCAGCATAAATTTCATCCTCATTAAACCCTTCATCAGAACCGTACATTTGTATATAGGTTTCTTTATATTCTTTCATTTTAACTTCTGTTATAACTAATTCATCATATTCATTATAACTATGTTCTTGCGAATCTTTATTATCCAAAATATCAATAGCATTTACTATTTTTCCTTCTGATATAACTAATATTGAACAAATAAAAGCTAATGATAATTTTACAACTATATTTTTTTTCATAAAACAAAATCTCCTTTTTTAATGATCATTATAATTCTTTATTTTTGAGAATAGTTTATAGTTTATTTTTTTATTTTATGGAGCCTTAATGATATTAAAATAACCACTATATTAATTAATAATGCTAACAAAGCAGGAACCAAATTTCCACCAAGACCAAATTCGTCAACTAATATTCCACCTTGATATACATTCACTACCATAGTAAAAAAGCATATAACTACATTTACTACATATGGTGCTAGTTTTATTTGCTTCTTAACAAAAAATATTGATTGTAATATTATAAGTAAAGACAAAATATAAAAATAAGAATCCCAATAGTGGATATCATATTTTTCAAAAATATTCATAATGTTTTCTCCTTTTTTAAAATTAATTAATTTATAAAGATTTTTATTTTCTTTTTAACCAATTTATTATTATTTAAATCTACACCTTCCTTAATTAGATCTTGACTTTTTATTAACTTATTTGACTTAAGATAAATTAATTTTGGTATTTGTTCGATATGATAGCTTTCAATTATATCAGAATACATACTTTGATTCCTTAATTTTTCCGTATTAAAATAATAAATATTTTTATTATCTTCATCTATTACGTCTAATAAAATTGGTTTGAATTTTTTACAAAATATACACTCCTCATTTCCGAAATAAATTATAATCTCATCATCTTTCTCTTTTAGGTCGTTAAAAAAAGACAATTTCTCAATATTTTTTAATTCTCCATGCTTAGAAGTTGAATCAATTGTACACCCAACAACAGCAACAGTTAATAATAAAATAAAAATGCACAGTATATATTTTTTCATTTTAACTTCTCCTAATATAGTAACTGGGTTAAATATATATATTATCATTTGAATCTAATAATGGATCCCACTTGATTATTAATAACAAGTAACTAAAACTTAACATATCTTTTTTAAAATAATTGTAAAAAATTGTCTAACATGACAATTCTTTACATACATTTAACATAAAAAAGATTTTATAGATAATTTATTTGATTTATAAAGTTATTATTGAAATATTCTATATATAATAATTTTTAAAAATTAATGTATCTCCTTTTCCACAAAAAAAAAGAGACTTATATCTCTATAAGCCTCAATGGAGGAAATTAGAGTCTACTGTCTCAATCTCTTTTTCATTAGTTTAATTAGAACTATCTAAGGTACTCCCTTATTTAGTCCATATTATTCTGGCTAGGTAGCTAATCCCTTTAACGAATCCTAGCCAGTTATGAAATTGTATGTAGTGGAATATCTTTCCACAATACAATTATCTCATGTTTTTATTGCAAAATCCGGAAGTAAAACGGCAATTAGTTTAAATAATTCAAAAATTAGTTTGGCGCAATTTGATAATACTTAAATAAAAAAACACCTTAAAAATAAGGTGTTTTTTTATTTAGTATCTACTACTAGAATTATTTGTCAGATACGTAATTATTAATTATATCTATACACACTTTAGAAAATTGATATAAACCAATACTTAGAAATATACTACCTATCGATAAGTACATATTTATATTCCCTCTAAGTATCTCCAAAGATTCCTTTGGGTCTAATCCTATATGTTCACTATAAAGATTTAGAAAATAAAGACCCCATTCTGAACTTTTTATTATAAAATATATACCTATAATAATAAAAGAAATATTCAACCATACAATAATTACGCTGCTTTTTTTAATATTTAATTTATTCATTTTACTTTGTCACTAAGTACTCTAATCCATCACAAACACCAGTACTTAACCTTTTAGGACTATTTGCCGTTACTGTTTTAGTAGTAGACTCGCCTGAATGAAGCATAGTTGTAAGTTTACCAGTAACTTGATTATAGTATGGTTTAAAAGCAACGTACCCTATCTTTTTAGCAGGCACTCTATGTGTTGTTGTTACAGATCTACTTAATGATGTATTCCAACTAAAACCAGCTCCAGCTCTTACTTTCTTTTTCATAGTTGCATCAAGACTAATCGAAAAAGTTTCACTTATAGTCGCACTATTAGACACTGATATAGTAGCTCCTTTAGATCCACCCGCAACATCCTGTGTTAATTTTTTTGCCGAGCCAGTTATTTGTTTTGAACTAGTCTTTTTAAAGAAACTTTCTATTCTAGGTTGTATTGTAGGTTCTTCATTAATAGGAACGCTTTGAGTGAATTTTAATAACGCTTCATCAATCGATAGTTTAACTGTTTCTCCATCCTGTGTTTCGAAAACATCATAAACTTTTTCATTAGTAACTTCATTTAATAGAAATTCCTCACCTGTCACGTCATCAATGGATTTAATCCATTCTTCAGATTGTTCATCTGGTTCTAAATTATTTACTATATATGTAGATTCTGATTTTATAGCTTCCATAGCATGCACATTTGGGGCTATCGGAGTTACAAGTATAGTTGTTGCCATCGTAGTTGCTAAAATCTTATTAATTCTGTTATTTTTCATATAAACCTCCCAGTATAGTTTTTTATTATACTTAATTTGTTATAAATTAACATTAATATATTTATTATTCAATAACCTTGACATAACTGGTCATTAAAATGTACTAACTGGTCAATTAGATGTAAAATTCTAGATTACTTTTATATATTATGGCAATTTAATTATATCTCAGTTTTTTTTATTAATAATCATATCAAATAAATTTGGCTCTTCCTCTTTAAAAATTTCACTCCCGAACAATATTATAGCTACACCTTTCACTGCTTCGTTTTTCTTGTTTCTTAGTTGCCTTTCACAGTAGTTTGTTATGTCAATTATTTGTTGCCAATCTAAACCTTCTATGTATTTCGATTGTATTATTAACTTATGTATTGGGCTAAGATTACTAATAGCCCTGTCTATTTGAGTTATAAGACTACTTTCCTCATCAATCTCTTTTTCTAATTCCTCTATCCTACTCAAAGTCCTAATAACATCTTCCTCAACCTCTTTAGAAATTTTATTAGTTGGAGATACTTTTACTTTGTCATATATAATAGCTTGTGTTGTATAATCACACTTTAAAGTTTCTTTAAGCCTTTTTAATTCTTCCAAATGTAGTTTTAATTCCCTATATCCTTTTAGCAGCTTTTCTGTAAACTCAATACAATCTTTTTCTAAATCGTTAGCCATAACATCACTCCTATATATCTTCTATAGTTACCTCAATCCTTGCTTCATCGCTATAATATTTACTAGCATGTAACTCACATATGTACCTATCATCTTTGAAGGCTTTACCATTTAATCCATCTAGTACAGCCTTAACCATGTTGTCTATATCTTTCTTTGTTGGTCTTAAGTAACTCGGTTTCTTAGGTTTCTCAGAATAAATATCTATACTAACTTTAATCAGTCCCTCAAAATAATGTCTCTTACCATACAAGTACTTGATTGACTGTTCAAAATATCTTGTTTTATCTGTCGTTCGAGCATGTCCATTATGAAATCTTGGTCTGTCCTTGCTGACACACTCTCCTGGTATTGTAAATTCTTCTTTCAATTCTTAACCCTCAATTTTATGTATTTTAGAAGGTACTTATATATCTAAAGCACCCCCTAAGTGCCTTAATGTAAACTCTATTACTTCCTTTCCAAATCATCTTTAATTAAGTTGTCTAACCCTATTTGACTTTTTAAATATATATTTTCCTTAGTAAGATCAATACATCTATTAAATACATCATCAGACAATTCCTTGTCCTCTAAATGTTTTCTATATTCTACAATCCTACCTGCTATAAATGCCACTATGATTAAAATAATGACTAACAGGATAATAGCTAATATACTTCCTAAATCATTAATCATTTTCTCACTCCAATACTTATTGTATTTATATAAGGTTATTACTAGCTTTAAAGTATAATTTTTTCTCTATACTTTTTATAATCTTCTATATATTATTACTATATGGAGAAGTAATATTTATGATATAGCTTATATCGTATCTAATCAGTGTTTTCTTATCTCTAATAATGAACACCGAAATTAACGCCCCTATCCCTATCAAGACAAGTATTATTCTAGTTGCTATAATAATCATAAAGTTCACCCTCCAGATCTCTCTCAGCCTTATTAAACGCTTCCCATTTACTGTAACCTTGAATAAGCCATAGTTCTAAAGTTCTATCTATCCATATACTTAAATCACTTAATTCCATTTATTAATCACCTTTCTAGAGTGGTCGTCACCCTCTGAATTTATAAAGCCCCTGCTCTTTCTCTTTCCATCAACTCTAAATTTCTTTTCTCTATTTCACTCATTTCATTTTGTTTTATATCTATACTGCCATTCTCTTTCATTTGATATTGCTGCCAGTTTGTTATTGTTATAATCCTGTACTTAGTCGTAGACTCCCAACTTAGAAACTCTACCTCCTTTAATAATTCAAGACATGTTCTTATATTCTGCGTGCTTACATCATTTGCACACCTCTCTTTAATCTTCGCTAAAGATGTTAAAGTTTGTCCTGGCTTTAAGATTATTTGTTTTCCATCTACAATAACTTTGTTTTCCTTATGATTAACTATAAGCAATAAAGAAATAAGTATATCTCTTTGCTTAGAATTTAAACTTAAATAAGTAGGACTATTTAAAATCTTTCTATGAAGTTTTATCCAACCAACATCTTTATTCAAATAATCCCCCTACCTTTCTACTTAGCTAGTAATATAAATAAATATATATATTAATAACACTTCTTAATACTTCTTGTTTGTTGTTAGTTACTTTGTTAGTTCGATTGTTAGAAGGGTTTGTTAATTGATAGTAAATAACAAACCCTTAGCCATTGAAATTTCAATATCTTCTCTGTTTGTTAGACAAGCTTGTTAGTTCGATTGTTAGTTGCTTTGTTAAGCGTTTGTTAGTTGTAAATAATTGACCTCTTATTTACGTTTGTATTTCAATACTTCTAGACCCTATTTTGCTTTGTTAGCGATTAAACTATAGTTATCCACAACATCGAATTATCCACAGCCTATTTTTTTATAATTCTGTAAAACTAATTGGACCTTTTAATACTTTAGTATTTCTGCAATAATCGCAACATTCGCACCTAGTTGGTTCTACTAAACCGTTCTTAACTTCTACATCGCTATCTGTTTCAAATACTGATTTCTCAGTAGACTTAATTTTGAACCAGTCCTCTCGTTTTGACATGCCATCTTTTAAACTAGCATAAATATTTCTAAGTCTCATGAAATCACTCTCGCTAAATGCCTCAGAATTACAACCTATAGTTTCCTCAAGCATTTCTTTTGTTACGCTGAATTTATCCTCAAAAGTCTTAACCATCTTTCTTACTCTATCAATCAGAGGTTCAGGGTTAGCACCTTTTAAAGTTAATTCGCACTGTTCAATAGCACTGTCTATTACGTCTCCTGGTATAACACCTAGTATGCAAGCTCTCAGTCTCCTAGCACCTTGATTAGCAACTGTTTCGTATATATCTCTTGGATCTGTTAATGCTTTATTCCCGAATTTATTTGATGTTCTAACATGCGGTACGCTAAATATTTTGCATTGTCTCGTGTTCGTTTCTAAATCCCAAGCATATGCCATTACTTGGCTTTCGCCATTCTTTTGCTCAAGTTCTATAATTCCATAATCAAGGTTACCCCAATTCTGTGCTAATGCTTCAGCTAGTCTTATACTTGGACCAGTTACTTTTTGCCCACCTCTTGGGTATTCATACATACTTTGTTCCGCTAGACTTTTCCTTTGGCAAGACTTTAGTATTCGATTAAATGCTTCTACCTCGTCTCTTGGGAATTTCTTTGCTATTATCATTGCTGCTTGTACTTCTTGAGCTTGCCTTGTTGTAACCATTTCTTTTGTTGCACTAAGCTCTTTGTTTTGAACTTGCATATTGCTGTTCTCATATATATTTGCTACTTGATTATTCATAATTAATTCCCCCAATATATTAATGTTTTAATTCCTTCTCTAGCTTTGTAAGATTGCTTTTATAAGCAAGGACAAAGCCGTCTATATAACTTCCTTCGAAGCCTTTAGTTAAATCAATTAGATGTTTATTTAAATCTACTAAACTATAATTTTGTTTATATCTTTTGGTGAATGCTTCTAAGCCATTGATATAACCCATTTTATAGTCTTCATCGATATAGTTTGTATCTAATTTTGTTAGTAATATATCTGTTTCTAAATCTTGTATTTTCATAATTATGCCTCCTGTGGTATAATTAACGTAATTATATTTTGTAGTTCTTGAATTGAGTCGTTGGAGCGGCTCTTTTCTTTTTGCTCTTCTCTTTCTTGTGTTAGTACTAGATCTTTTCTAATTATCTTTGCCATTTTAAGTTGCGATTTTAAATCATTTACAACTAATTGCTGATTTTCTATTTTGCCCTCATCTCGTGAACAATATTTAACTGCAGTTCGCTTAATTTCTGACAATCTTATTTCATTATCTTTTAGCATTTCCTCTACTGTGTTAATATTCGAATCAACAACCATCATGCTTCCTTTTAACTTGTCCATTTTATATCCACTCCTTTAACTCAGATTTAGCGTTTTCTATTACATTTACACAATCTACGTAGTGCTTTAGAGACGGTCTTTCTTTGTGTTTGATACAACCTATTAGATATGTTATAAAGTTCATTTAATTACCTCCTATACTTGTCTATTTTTTATTTATGTTCCAACTCTAAAATCCTATTATATTGTTGACTGTTAACCTCTTCTAGTTCTGCGATCCTATCGTATATATGATTAATGTTATAAGTTGCTACTGCTCCTATTGTTAAACTTGATAATATTAAAATTCCTGTTATTATTTTTGATAATTTGTTCATTTAATTTACCTCCTAATTAAATTTCGCCTACTTTTTTACTAATTGATTTATATTTACAGATAATATACTAGCTATATCAAGTAATTTGCTTGCTTTTACTTCTCTTTGCCCTTGTTCATATTTGGTTATTGCGTGAACCGATAGATTTAATTTATCAGCTAACTCTTGTCTAGAAATTCCTTTCTTACGTCTAAAGTATTTAATATTTTCTCCTATAGAAATTTTCATCATCTCCAATTATTAATAAGCTTGTCCATTTTATTTAAAGAAGTGCCGAAGCACTTATATATAAATCCCTTCGTTAGCTAATCCTTGCAGTATTTCTATAACTACATCTCGTATATCATCTAACACTTGTTTTTGCTCATCCTCTGTATTGCGTGCATAGTTCGCAAAAAACCTACATTTATCAACATGGTGCAAACTATCATATATTTTTCCATCTTGCTCTACATCATTAGCTATTAATTCAACCATGTTATCACCCCTTTTTTACATAGATATGCTTGAATAAATTTGTCCCATGTCATTTCATATTTCTTAATTAATTTGTATATATCCATCTTTCTCAAGTAACCCAATAATCTTATCTATCCCCTTGCTCGTTAAGTATGTTTTATAACTATCTTCTAATGCACCTCTATAAAGATATTGACCGCTTTGTCTCCTAATCATTAACCCTTGTTCTATGTACTTTTGATATGGAGAATTATCTTGTCTTAAGAATCTTTTATTTCTTAGATACTCATACATGTTATTTCAGCCGAGCCCTATGATTGCTATTGCCTTTGCAAAATCATCAATCGTGCTTAATCCGTTGCTGTCTAAATATACAGACCATTTTTCAGCTTTTGGCTGAAATTCTAATATTTTCTGATCTTTTTCTTTACGTTCTAATTGAAGCTGCTTATTCTCCTTGACTTGTAATAACAACTGTTCAAGTGCTTGTTCGTAATCAGCTGGCAATTGCTGTTTATTTTCCTTAACTTTGAAATATGTTTCTTCCAAATTATCAAATTGCTCCCATGCTTTATCTGTGTCTAAGATTTTGCAATGTCTGTTTGCTCCTCTTTCTGTCCAAAGGTAAAGTTGACTTACAAACTTAAGGCTTTCATCTTTAAGATGAATACCTTTGAACTCTTTCAATTCCTCACCTTCAAGCAAATAATAGTGTTTATTCTTTTCAAAATTCTTCTTATTTCTGTTAAAGTTGTTACTTATGTTTTTTACATCTGTTCCATATACCTCTGCGAGTAATTCTGTTGTTATTACATTTTGTTTTTTAAAATTAATTGGTATTAAGTTATTCATATTTATCTCCTTTCTTTTCATATACATTTGGTAATTTTATTGTCAAAAAAAATTAAGTTTACGTCATCTAAATCTAATTTTAATATTATCGATATTTTATCTATCTCTTGTCTTGTGAAGTCAGTCTTACCATTTTCCTTTAAACAATATGTCTTTTCTGTTAAATCAAGACCTTTAGCAACATCTTTTTGCCTAAGCCCTAATAAAACTCTTTTAGATTTTAAAATTTTTACATTTATTTCAATCACCCTCTTTATTTACTTACCAATTGTATAACTACATTATACTTATACGTTCGGTAAGTGTCAATACATATTTTAACATTTATAACTTATTTATTATAAATTTGGTAATAACGGTTTACATTTTTGTAAATTATTTTATACTTTTGGTAAGGGAGTTGATATACATATGGAAAGTTTAGGAGAAAGAATAACGAGGTTAAGAAAAAAATCAAATCTTAGCCAAAGAGAACTTGCGGATAAAACAAACTTAACAGAAGCTACGTTATCTAGATATGAAAATGATCTTAGAGAGCCTAAAGGTGAAGTGATAGTAAAAATAGCAAATGCTCTCGATGTTACTACTGATTATTTATTAGGAAGAACTGATGAGATAAATGTTAAAAAAGAAAATAAAAATACAAGTGATGAAAAGGAAATAGAAAAAATAATTGATGAACTTTTACAACAAGATGATTTAATGTTATGTGGTCAAATAGCTGATGAAGACGATTTAATTGCCCTTAGAAATTCTCTAAGACTTACTATAGATATATTACAAAAAAAGAATAAAAAGAAGCACTAGGAGGGCGTTGCTAT